TAAAAAAGAATACTCCTGGTGCTCCAATAATAAGAAGCGCAGTGATTACATAATATGTCAGAAGTTCAGCCATCAGAATCCGAACGCACCAAAGAAAAATACACTACCAGTAGTAGCATAGCTGACGATAGCAGCAATAAATCCAAGCATAGCAGTACGTCCATTTAACTTCTCCGCACGTTCTGCATAGGTTTCATATCCATAACGCTCGGCATCAGACTTAGAGATGTACATCTGAGGTTCTTTGGCAAACATATTCTGTTGCCCAAACTCATTTGTTGTTACGGTCATTGTCTTGTGTAAAGAACTATTACAATATTATATAGTAATGTAACAACTCTGTCAAGAGTTTCGTTAGGAGATCTAGATATTATAAGTATTTTTACTTATTATTTTTATATGGTTTTCCATCTTTATCAAATCCATCAATGTCATAATAAACAGGAGTTCCTGTAAAATTATCTACAGGAGCAACTAACAAATAAGGTCCCGGAATTCTATCATTGTTCCAATCGTATGTTCTAAAATTAGTTGGATGAAAATGAATCGTTACGACCTTCTTACCAGGATTACGACAAGTATATCCAAGTTCTCTCATGTGATATGTGATCTTATTGTCACATCCAGGTTTACCCATGGTATAGTTCATACTATCAGAACTTAATACTGGTGTCTTGAAAATCCATACATCTTGTGATGCGGCATTTTCGTATGGTTCAATTTCCCAGTTTTTACCATCATTTGTAGATATTTCCCAACGACTCAAAGCATAAAACTGCATGGTCATATCAATATTTTTAAAATATCGAAGAGTATCATCAAAAATAATATCCGCATTTGCAACAATACAGATCTCATTTTTCATGTGCTCATTACAATATTCAAATATATTCTGATATGAAGGTCTATTCTCTCTAACTATTCTATGAATTTTAGGAGAGTCAAAATTTAATTCAGCATCATCTTCCATGAAAATGTATACATTATCAATCAAATCGTTGGCAAGATTTTGATGAAGACAATAAAGATACTCTCCGTTTCTCATATGATTACGAGAGTTGAAATATTCAATAACTAAATTCATTGCTCAGAAATCCACTCCATCAGATTAACTTTTGGATCCCAACCAAAAGTAGTTTTTAACTTTGTATTGTTTGCCAGGGTAGTTCTTGCTTCTCCAATCCTTGGAGGAATATTTGTTTGATTCTCAGAGACTGCATCTGCAATTTCATTGATAGAATAGTTAACACCGTTACCAACATTATACAACTGACCATAGTTTTCATCATCAACATCTACCGTTGCCGCAAGCACATTAGCAGATACGACATCAGATACATGCGTAAAGTCTCTACGTTGCTCTCCATCACCAACGATTGTGAGAGATTCTTTATTATCACGTTGACGTAGAAAGATGCCTATTACAGGAGCATACTGACCCTTTAGAGGTTGTCTTTCACCATACACATTAAAGTATCTGAAGAAAATAGTCTTCACACCAAAAAGATCATTATACATCTTACAAAGTTTTTCACCAGCAACCTTTGAAACTGAGTAAGGATTTAAACAGTCATCACGTTGAAGTTCATCATTGGGTGGTTCATTAAATCCATAACCAGATGAAGTAGAAGAATAAATTACTTTCTTTACACCTGCCTCACGGGCACACTGAAGAACAGTAACCGTGCCCACACAGTTCACACTGACTGCCTCAATAGGATTCAAAATAGCAGGTTGAATTCTAGACTCGGCAGCAAGATGAAACACATAATCTATATTAGTCATTGAGTTTTTCAATAACTTATAATCTCTAATGTCACCTTTTATATTGTAAGCCTTAGGATTTCTATAAAACTTTTCATTAGATTCTGCACTCTCATTATCATAACAAACAACTTCATGACCCATCTCAAGAAGTTTATCTACAATGTGAGACCCAATGAATCCTGCTCCACCCGTAACCAAACTTTTAGTCATAACTTATCAATAGATTGTGAAATTTTATTTTTTAATTTACTAGTAGAATATCCATGAGATCTATCTAACCAGACAATCTCAATTGAATTATCTTTACCAGTATAAGATCCATCCTTATAATCATCACCCAAGAATCTTACATCGTAATGTTCAAGATAACTTAAAAATGTTTCTTCTTCTTGATATACTATAATATCATCAATATATATGATTGATTTTAATATCTCTTTTCTTTCCTCCACAGTATGAACTGGTTTCATTTTATATGAACGTGATGCTGAAGGATCTTCATGAAGAGCAACTGTAAGGTGATTACAATGCCACTTACACTCTTTGAACATTCTCACATATCCAGGATGAATAAGATCAAATGCTCCAGCAACAATACCTTTCAATTTTGGTTGAGAAGCTGCCCACTGATTTACTTCAATACCTTTATCATCAATAAAAAGATCTGCAGTTGGTTTGTGGAACATGGGTTCAAATTCGTGATACTTGTAACCCCACATCGATAATTGGTTGCGAGTTAGATCGGTGTAATCAATACCAGATCCTCTTCCACGAGCAGTCATCATAATAATATGATGTCCTTGATCATATAGATTGTTGACTGCTCTCACCATCCAAGGAAGAGGAATAGCATTGTAGTAATCTGGTTTCCCATTCACCTTATTAGGTGTATGGCACAACGTGCCATCAATATCAAAACAATACCTCATACAACCCCGTGCAGGAAAATCTGATGAACACATTCTACCACACCATAAGACTTACTTGCAATATGATAGTTCCACAGAGCATTGATTGCCATGGTTCTAATAGTATTTTCAGGAGAGAATCCCGTCAGAATACCATAGTTGACCTTGTTTTCTTCACACCAGGTTAGACAATTTAAAATGTTCTTTGATTCTCCACCAGAACTCATCAGAACAACAAGAGTTTCATCCTCCACATAGTACTCTAGAAACTTTTGATATGCATTTTCATACCCAAAATCATTTGTGAGCATGGTGAGCATTGATGGATCAGAAAGAATTGAAACTTTCTTACCTCTAAATTTCATATAGTCTTGAGAAATGTGAGAGGCAACTGAACTACTGCCACCATTTCCCAAAATAATAATTCTACTATGATTTTCAAATGCCTCTCGAAACTTCTCAAACTCATTACCCATGTGGGCAGATTCAAGAGTATCAATATATTCTCTAAATGGATTCATACAATTCTACCAACTACACCATTAGACTCAATATCTATTTTAATAGAATCTTGTGAAATTTTCAAGGTGTTAGGTTTAGAAAAAGTTAGAAAAAACCCTCCATTACCAGCACCACATAATTTATGAGATAAAACAGTATTGTTATCACTCAACTCCTCATCCATTTTACGAATAATTTGATTTTCGGCAATCAAAGAACTAGTATTCTTTTTCTGCTTCCAACTTTCAGACATTAATTTTAAAACAGTATCATACTCTTTACTATAAAGAGCTCTGTGTGCCTCATCAACAATATCCAAAAGTGGGAGAGACTTATTAATGTTTGATGTTACGTCTTTCAACACTATCTTAGAATTTCTAGTTACTCCTGTAAAGATTAGATGAGCATCATAATTTCTAAAAAAGTCTGTTGATAAGAAATTATATTTGATGTTTCCATTACTCTCAAAATCAATTCTTTTGAATCCACCAATACCACATCCATAAGGATCTTGATATCCACAATAGGGATTCATCTCCTGCTCCAATAAAAATGCAAGATCACATATCTCATTGTCGGACATTTCTATTTCCTTATACAGACAAATAGATTTGATGAGAGATATAATGTAAGACGAAGAAGATGCTAATCCACTACCTTGCGAATAAGCATCACTCAACATAGAGATGGAAAGAGGTAAACACCCAAAGTAGTTGAGAACAATCCGAACTAGTTCGTTTTGAATGTCTCCTATAAATTCAGTCTCTTCTCTTTTTGAATAATTGATAATATATTTCTTACCCTGAACATTATATCCTAACTTGTCCTCATGTAAGGTGATATAAGTTTTTAAATTACTTGCAAAACTAATTACAGATCCTCTACCATATTTCTCAACAAAGTATGGATTATCAGTAGATCCTCCAAAAAGAGAGATCCTCAAAGGGCAACTTGAGATGATCATTAAACGTTTTTATTTTTAAAGAGCAATCCTCTATTAATAAAGTGAGGTATGAAATATGGAACGTTAGGAATTTTCATTACCGATAGAACATCCTCCAAGGTGCCCCTCAATAATATCAGGACCGTGTGTTTGATCTAAAACTTCTGCTGTCATTTTAAGTAAACCTCATTGAATTCATTCATTACTTTTTCTGCAGTGTAATCACTACAGTATTTGCCCCATTCCAAACTATTGATTTCTTTCTTATCTAAGTTAGTTAGAATAAAAAATAGATCATGCCCATCTTTATAATAAATGGCATCTTCACCCATAACATAAATGTGTCCAGTATCATAATAACTTGGAGGATTTGGGGTATTCCAAGTTATGACTGGTTTGTTGCGAATAGAAAACTCTGCAGTAGATAGACTAAAGATTTCTCCATCATATCTAGCATGTATCATAGCATCGCAAGTATTCACAAACTTTGCTTTGTATTCTTCCTCCATAGTCCACGGAAGATATATTACTCTTTCATGCTTTACAAATGGTCGTGTGTTTAAAAATACAAACCAAAGATCACTTCGTCTCTCCAAAGCAGAGACAATAGCATCGTGAGTAAAACTAAGGTTGAAGGTGTCATTTCCTCCATGTCTTCCGAGAACTAACGCATCCTTAGGAATCCCAAACTCTTCTCTAAAATCATCCTCAACGTGTTGTGCTTCCTTTTCAAGGATATGATGAACGTATGGGTGAATTCCTCCGTGCTTTTCAGAGATGTATTTGCACACACCGGAGTATACATCTCCATGTGGTTGATCCATTCTAAAAATACAATGAGACAGTCTTTTTGTATTAGTGGGCATAAACCCATCATCTTCCCCACCTTTGATTGCGTAGAATACATCCACATTATTATTTTCACAAATTCCTTCTAGGGTAGATCTCAATGAATCGTTCTTACCATCATTGATCCAAACATCTGGATAGAGAATTGTTTCAAACTCTTTAAATCTATCTAATGATGGAGTTGGTCTGGAACTGGTAGAAATGATTATAGATTCATTTCCTAGAATTTCTCTATTGTATTTTGCATACTTATAAAGACAAATCTCAGTTCCACGATCACCTAACTGATAACTATGAAATGCTATTTTCTTTTTACTCATAATCAAAAATAGATTGGACTGTTTTGGTATTCATATAATCCTTAAGGATTTTTGCATTGGGAACCACACAGTGTCCTCCGATCTTTTTGGTTGCATAAAGAACTGGTCTAACAACATTTGGTTTACCAAGTTCAGTATATCCTTCATTGTAAGTTTGATTATAAAGTGTCATGACTTCATCAAATTCAAGTTCCTCATTTTCACATACCTGAGCAACATCAGCGTGGAATGCAATACAGACACCATAGTAAGTAGTATCTAACAACTTAGCATATTCAGTAGTCTTACTATTCTTACAGATGTGAGTTTTGATTCCTATACCATTTAGATGTTCTTGATATAAAGATGCTGCTTCTTGATTCACTGGACCAATATACTTCAAGAAGGTCTTCATACCCAAGTCAAGATTGGGATGAAGACCTCTCATAGGAGAGTGGCATACCTTACCACCAATAAGTTCGGTGGTTCCAGGAGCAACTGTAGAATGAACAATCGTATATCCAGGATTAGATTGTGAGATATAATCCTGGACAACTTTTACAAAGTCTTTAATGAAGGGAATGCAGATATTCAGAATATCCACACCGACAATATCATCATTACGATTTTGATATGGATCTACAACCCGAACATCAAATCCTTCAAGAGATTCGTATACTTTGTCGATACTGCTTCCTATCTCACCATATCCAATAATCCCAATCTTCATCAGACACAAACTCCACTTTTATAATATTCTACCACTTCTTGGATAACCTCGTCAACTCCTTTAGTTGCTTTCCATCCAAGTCTCTCTTTGATCTTTTCACTGTTAGGAATCTTCTCTGGTGCCTCTGCGAACAATGGACCATGAAGTTCTATTGGATCAATGTTTACAATTTTAGATTCTGTATTGGTAATTTCTTTTACCCTTTCGGCAAGATAAAGAATTGTTCTCTCATTCTTTTCATTGCCAATATTCCACTCTTCATTCCAATCATTATCGTCTGCAATTGAAGTTAAGTAGATACCATCAACAATATCTTTGACCCAAGTGAAAGCTCTAAGTTGAAGACCATCATAATACACGGTAATATCTTCACCGTTCAGTGCTTGATTAACAAATCTTGGAAGAACAAATCCACCGTCAGGAAGTTGATACTTACCAGTTACATTGAACGGTCTAATAATTTGATATCTAAAATCAGGATTGATCTTTGCCTGATTAGTTAGAACAATTTCTGATAAAAGTTTAGCAATTGCATACTCATTTCTTACAGTGAATTCTCCATGAAGAACTTTATCACCCCCTTCTTCAAGGTAACTCTTCTCATCACGATGTCCATAAATCTCAGAGGTTGAGATAAACACTAGTGGACAATTATTATACTTTGCTGCATTGACCGCCCAGTAAATATCATCAAGAATAATTCTTGCCATATTACCAGAGTGTTTGAGAACTCCAACTGGTCCAACAGGAGAGGCAAGGTGAAGAACAAGGTCCGCCGTTGGTAGAGTCTTGTAATCAACATCCAGAATATCTTTTTGGATAACTTCAACGTTTTCCAAAATAGGATGATCCAAGGGAATAGCATTTGTAGACATATTATCTACAACACATACATCCCAACCAACAGACTTCCATTTTTCTATACAATGAGATCCAATAAATCCCATTCCACCAGTCACTAATACTTTACTCATTTAAGGACAAGACCTCAATAATTTTTTTTGCTCTTGATTTTGTAGTACCTACACTATGCAACCATTCTCTTTGTTTTTCAAGCATCAATAGGTACTTGTCTGTCGGTTTATTATCAACCACTAATTCAGACATCAGACTATATAGTTGTTCTTTTGAAGAGTAGAAATAGCAGGGCAACTCCTGAGGAGAACATAGTCTGGGTTTCTTATGATAATCTCTAAACAGAAGTAGAGAACCGGCCGCTATAATTTCATAGTGTCTAAGGCAATCCCATCCACCTTTCTTACAGGTAAGACCAAACCAAGATCTTGATAGGTCATTGTAATAGTCTTCTTCAACAGTAAATTTATGGTGCGAAAATCCTCCACCCATATCTACAGTATTTTCAAACAAAGAATCGAAAGGAGCAGTCTTCTGATAAAGTTGGTCTTTGATTGAAAGGTCAACTTCTATTATCCTTTCTTCAGGGATACCAAACCCAGTGGGATACACACTATCATCAGTCTCAACTAGTTCTCTTTTAAAACAATTAGTAAACTGAGTTCCTATGATAGTCTCATCATTATGAGAGATTATTCTAGGAGCATTTCCATATAAGTCATGTCCGTCAATGATCCACACATTACCATCAGCAAGTTCATTCACACCTTTAATATCTGGAACTTCTCCATACATATGTCCATCACCATAGATCACATAGTCAAACTTCCGATTGAATATATCTCTATCTGTTATATCTTGAATTGGCGTAGTTAATAAGGAGAATCCTCTTCCATGCAAGGTATCTTTTGGTGTATCAGAAAAGTCATGATACATTATTTTTTTTCTTGGATAATCTACACAGTCTTCACCAAGAACTGTTCTCAAACCATGAAGTAAAGAAACTTCAAGTAAGTCTCCCTGTTTTGTTGGATCCTGTGTTGTTATGAATAATATTTTCATTTATTTACATTATCGAATACATGCTAAAAACTCTCCAAAATTTTTCTGTTGTTTAGTATTTTAGATCCAGATGGACCAGATCCTGGTCGATATCTAGGATCGTACATAATATCTAGTTGAGAATAATTCCAGGACATCCAAGAGGAACTAATATCTTCTCTACCTTCTCCCAGAGTCTTATCCCATTCAGGATAACTCTCTTCATCTAATTTTTGATATACAACTTCAGAAGACATATCATATTTCTCTTCCCAAAACTTACCAGATAATACAGCACCAGGAACATTCAAGGGAGACTTCCAACTCATATCATATGTTCCCTCTTGACTTTCATACAAAGCCAGGTTTGCTTTCTTTATTCTCCAGACCCAATCTCGGTCTTCCCATCCACCATATGTAAATCTTTGATCCCACCAACCAATCTTACGAATTAACTGTTTAGAGAATCCCATGAACCCGACATTATAAAGTAGAACACATGCATATCCATTCTCCAAAAGATATAACATTTTCTCAACTTCATCAACGGTTGGATGAGTTCTATCATTAATTAAAATAATCCACTCATCATCACTTGTAGCAACAGAATGATTGATTAGTTCAGAATAAGACTCATACATTCCAGGATTTCTATCAATTCTATTATTCCATGTAATTTTATACTTTGAACTCAAGGGAGAAAGTGCATCCATTTGAGCATTAACAATATCTTGACTACATCCACAGTGAAGACATATAGTAAAGTTTTTATTTTTTTTCATTCATTTAACCTTTATCCTTGTTTCGATAAATTTTATTCTTCAGTTCTAAAAGATCACCATCTAATTTATTAAGTTTTCGTATTTCTCCAGAAACATAACAAAAATTGTCTTCCATAGAATCAAGTCTCTCATCAAAAATTTTCATCCATTCAACAATAGAGTATCTTTCCCCTGTCTTCTGATCCTTCACCATATAAAATTGATCCATTTCAGGATCCGTAGTTTTATATGGATAAAGACGATACTCTAATTCAGATGCAACAGTCCAAAGCAAAACTCTTATCTTAAATAAAAAATTCATTTATCAAACCACTCCTTTCTCCATTGTTGACCGCCAGCAAAGTGGCGAATAATTACATCTTCTTTATTTACTTTGTTAATTAAGAACTGACAATTAGATTCACCTTCTAATTCAGTAACGTTCCAAGCAGTAGGAAGAATCTCTACATGTTCATAAAGTTCTTCTAAAGAATAGACAGTCCATTCAGTTTTATCAGAATGCCATCCATAATCTGGAAGATTCCAAAAAGGTTCATCAGAATGTCTTTTAATTCCAGCAAGAGAATACCAGGATGCCTGTTCCCTAAACTCATGCCAAAAACTATTCACATAACCAAACCTTTCGTGCCTGGATACAGCATCATTAAGAGCTTGATATCTGTCTTCGGAAAGAATATTAGAAACCAACTGGCGAGACCAATCATTAATTTTAATAGAAAAATTTCCCATGCAGTGAGTATTTCCAGAGTCGATAGAATATGAAAAAGATTTGTTTGTTTGATACAGTTCATCAATATTTGAGATGCACATGTCGGCATCTAAATGTGTAACGATATCTCCATCAGTTACATATTCTTCCTCAAGCATTTGCTCAAGAATAGTGAACTTCAACCAGGTATAATTTCCACGATACTTATAGAGATCATCCTTAAGTTCAAGATACTCAAATCCATGTTTATCAGCATACTCTTGATTTCTTGGAGACATATAAGTATCAAAAAATTGCTGCCTTTGATCGGCATAAGAACCAAAAACTAATAATACCTTTTTCATCTAACCCTTTTGATAATATTATTAAAGACACCCTGAAGAGAAAAGTAATCTTGATAGAGTTCTTGACCCTTTTTTAACATCTCATTGTATGTATCGTCAGAAATACTCTTCAAAATATCGTAGGTATTTCTAATATTGTCCTCATCAATTATAACACAAAATTCTTCCCAATCCAATTCATCAGACCAAGGAAGTGCATGATCATCAGAAATGTACACAGGAACAGTATTCAATTGGAAAGACTCATAAAGTCTGAAACTTGTCGTTCCATATCCTCTAGGGCAAAGAGAGAACTTAGAGGAAGACATAACATGGAGAAAATTGTACAGTTTTTCTTCGCCAACATTAATATCCCAGTTACCTGCTTTGACTAAACAATCATCTTTGCCTCGAAATGCTTTTTGCATATCAGTTCTTACCCAATAGGTATTAGAACCAATGAAGGAAGCAAAATATTTGTGTCCTCTTTGGGGGATATTGGGAATAGGTGAGCAAACAAGTGGAATAGGAATTACATTACCCTTCTTACGATTACCACCAGCAGAAAAAATCATAGTATCTTCTGGAAAATCTTCAAAAGGCCCATCATCTTGTTGACAAACTGTAAAGTATTTTCTATCAGCACTCAATGTTTCATAAAGTAGATTCTGCAAATCTGGATATGGTTGACCAGCCCAGATCTTATTACAAAAAATATTTGACCAGAAGATGTCAATATATTCTCTCTTTGGTTTATCTTCTAATTGTTGATAATGACTATAAAAATACTCTTCAAGATATTCTCCTTGATGATAAGGAGGATATGTTGGTGTAAGAGACTTTGGTCTCAGATAATCTTCCTTCAAATAAACCACAATCCTTCCTCCTTAAACTTATTGATTTTAGTTTTTACACCAACCATCCAATTATTATGAACAATCATTGCATTTTCTTTTTTGCCTTGTTGATAATACACATTACCATTAGGAAATAAATCCTCAGATAGCAATGCTATATTATCATTATATTTTGTAAGTCCAATACGATTCATGATGAGTTGATCATCGTCAGAATCATCTGCACCACATTCTTCTACTAACTGACGACACTCTGGTGTCTCATTAAATACCATAAATCCAGTGCAGATTGTAGACCCAGGAGCATCAGTTTGAAATAATACTTCTTCATGACCAGTCAGAATCTCAACAGGATTTTCTTTGAATACAATGTCAGTGTCAACCCACATCAAATTGGGATGTTCTTTATGCACCTGATTGATAATTTTCCACTTGTGACGAACCACATTTCTAAATCCACTATTACTATCAAAGGTCCAATCCTGATATTCTTTTAAGTTACTATTCATATAAAGAAAAGCACCTTTATAACCTTCAAGAATAAAAGACTTATAAACGTCTTCATCCATACATGCAATAATAAAGTCATCCATATCAATGCCCACTTTTTCAGCAGACCTCAACATATTCAAACAAATATCATGACATCCAGAATTTAGAAAAGTTAAAAATTTCATTGATCTTTATACCACTCATAAGTTGTTTTAATTCCGTCTTTGAGAGAAATTTTTGGTTTCCACCCAAGTGATTTGATCTTATCAACATTAAGAACTTTTCTTGGAGTTCCATTAGGTTTAGAAGTATCCCAGTTTGTGGATCCAGGAAATTCTACAATTCGAGAAATGATTTCTGATAGTTCTTTGATGGTAATATCTTCACCAGTTCCAACATTAAGAGGTTCTGCAGAATCATAATCTCTCATGCAGATAAAACATGCCTCGGCAAGATCATCAACATGAAGAAACTCACGTTTTGCGGAACCATCACCCCAAAGTTCTACATCAGGCCACCAAGGACCACCCATGTCAATAGTATATCCATCAGTAGTTGCATAATGATACTTAGCAATCATCGCAGGTAGAACATGAGATGACTCTAAATCAAAGTTATCATTAGGACCATACAGATTCGTGGACATCAAAGAAATTGCATTAAATCCATACTGCTTACGATATGCCTGACACATCTTGATTCCAGCAATCTTTGCAATTGCATATGCATCATTTGTAGGTTCAAGAGGACCTGTCATCAGATACTCTTCCTTAATTGGTTGCTCACACATCTTTGGATAAATGCACGAAGAACCAAGAAACAAGAGTTTCTTAACACCAAACTTGCGTGCAGCATGAATAATGTTTGACTGAATCATCAGATTATCATAGATGAAATGTCCAGGATAATCTTTATTTGCACCAATCCCACCAACCTTTGCAGCAGCAAGGTAGACATATTCAGGTTCATTAATTCTAAAGAATCTTTCAACATCTTCTTGTCTTCTCAAGTCCCAATGAGAAGAAGGTGAAGAAATAATATTCGTATAACCCTTCATATGAAGCATACGAACAATTGCAGATCCCACTAATCCAGTGTTACCGGCAACGTAAATTTTACTATCAGCATTCATGATTACACATTTCCTCAACTAATTGTTTAAAAGAAGTTTTAGGTTCCCAACCTAATTTTTCTTTTGCCTTAGAGGCATCACCTAATAAAGTCTCTACTTCAGCAGGTCGGAAATATTTAGAATCAACTCTGATAACTACTTTTCTAGTTTCTACATCAATTCCAATTTCATCCAGTCCCTCACCCATCCATTCAATATTCATATCAAAATAAGGTGCTGCTTCTTCAACAAACTGACGAACAGAATATTCTTTTCCCGTAGCAATCACAAAATCCTCAGGTTCATCTTGTTGAAGCATCAACCACATAGCCTCAACATAATCTCTGGCATGTCCCCAATCACGAAGTGCATCAAGATTACCAAGATACAAACATTCTTGTTTACCCTCAGAAATTGCTTTGAATGCTCTTGTAATCTTACGGGTCACAAATGTTTCACCACGTCTTGGAGATTCATGATTGAAAAGAATACCACTACAAGCATACATTCCATATGACTCACGATAGTTCTTCACAATCCAATATCCATAAAGTTTCGCAACACCATAAGGAGAACGTGGATAGAAAGGGGTCGTTTCTGTTTGAGGAATCTCTTGAACCAGACCATATAGTTCACTAGTAGATGCCTGATAGATACGAACCTTATCTTCCATACCCAAAAGACGAACTGCCTCAAGGACTCTCAGAGTACCCAGTCCATCAGTCTGACCAGTATATTCGGGCATCTCAAACGATACTTTTACATGACTCTGAGCACCTAGATTATAAATCTCATCGGGTTTAACCTGTTGAATAACTCTCACTAAGTTAGTAGAATCAGTCAGATCTCCATAATGAAGATGTAATTGTGGGTAGATATGATCAATACGATGCGTATTAATCAAAGAAGAACGACGCACAATACCATGAACTTCATATCCTTTTTCCAATAGAAGTTCTGCTAAGTATGAACCATCTTGTCCAGTAATACCACTAATTAAAGCAACTTTCATTTTTAAGTTTATTTTTTTATATTATACAAAAAAAGCAGGGTTTATGCAACCCTGCTTTATAGGACTCAGGCTCGCCACTTGTTTTTTTGAGAAACAAGAAACTCAAAGGGGTTTCCCGACCAGTGCTGTTATAGTCCATCCGTGACTAATTCATCATACAGTTTCTACAAGTTCAAGATCAGAATATAGGTAATCCATCAAAATTTCATAATCATCTCCCGGATCACCCGAGAATACAATTCCACAATTTTCATAAAAACGACGAACTTTTTTAAAGAGTTTGGGATTCTTTACATCGAGAAAGATTTCTCCATTAGCAGCAGCACGAAGAGTGCTAATGTCTTTCTTGAATTTTTCAGTCAGTTCCATTGTTTGTTTTGTTTACCTGTCTATTATAAAGTATTTGAAGTATGTAGTCAAGATGCCAGTGAATGAACTGGCAAGTCGGGACGATAGGATTTGAACCTACGGCCGCCCGCTCCCAAAGCGGGTGCTCTACCAAACTGAGCTACGTCCCGAAAGTAGGTTCCTATCGCCGCCAACCCTGAACCTACCAAAGGAGGTTGCCGCAGCCATCATGTACGACCCACTAGTGCCAAAACTCCATGAGAGTAGAAGGCAAGAAGAGTACAACCAAGAATGGCACTTATTATTGTAGCAGTTTTATTGTGTTTGTCAATAGCTTTATCAATCATTTCCTGGCACTGTTTTTCAGTGACATAGTGCTCAGGTTTGATTTCATCCATCCTGTGAGACATTGGGTAAGTTACTCATCGGGTCCGGTTGTCCACTTACTATAGCACAAGCTCTCTTATAAAAGAAGTTATCTGTTGTACCGTTTTCCTCAAATTTCTCCTTGATAATTTTCCAATTTTGTAATTCGTCGGGATGCATAATAGTAGAAAGATTGCCTACAGTACTATTTAATGTAGCGATACACTACACTATTGTCAAGTAAGTGTTTATTCTCTAACGGAGAGAACAGGAATCGAACCTGCGAAAGTATTACCTCCAGCCGCTTTCAAGGCGGTGTCCTCGACCAACCGGACTCTCTCCCTATCGAACTTCAAAGTTCAATTTACGAACTTTACGTTGTTTTCTTGCTTCTTGCCACATAACATCTTCTTGTGTCAAGAAGGTTTTGTTGTTTTTAACACTGATAGAGTTTAACATAACTACCTTCGTTAAGTCAACTGCACTAACTTTGTTGTCTACAACTCTCATCATGTTTGGACATCCACAACACTGAACTTTACTAGTGCTCACTAACTCCACATTACAGGAGAGGCACCTTACCTTTATATTATCCATTTGATAATGTTTTCTTACTTCTTCATTTTTTCATTATTTATATGGGAGATACCGGGATCGAACCAGTGACCCACTCGGTGTAAACGAGTTGCTCTACCGCTGAGCTAATCTCCCAAACTCCCCAGGTAGGATTTGAACCTACGACCAGACGATTAACAGTCGTCGGCTCTGCCGCTGAGCTACTGAGGATTATTTTGTTCTCGTTTTAATTTAAAGTAAAGTTTATAATATCTTTTCTTCATTTCATCTAAAACGAGAGAGTCTTCTATAAATTTAAGTTTTCTACATTGTGCAGAACTACCTTCAAGTTCTCCAATCAATAATAAAATATCAACAGGATTCATTTATTTATTCAGACACTTTAGATTGTAGCATATACTCTACGGTATTGGCAACATCTTCCATGGCATCACGAAGCATAGGTTGTTGCCCAGAGTGTTGCTCTAACTTTGTAATGCCATTTTTAAATTCTTCTGATAAAGTCCATCTCCATTGCCCCATACTTTTTGAATACCAAAGATTAATTTTCATTAGATAAATTAAATCATTTTATTGTATCATGATTTTCTGTTTCATGATAAAACTGTAATAATGCTTCATCCAAGGCATCCTTAGGATCAGTCATTGTCTGTCTCATGTGATATTCTCTCACATTTTCCAATGCCTTCTGGAAAAGTTCCATACCCTTATCTTGTGCATACACAGGAGATGCAAACAAAAAAACAAAAATAAGAAAAAATTTTTTCACCATTCATCCTCAAATTTTAAATTTTCTTGATGCTCTGCATTTTGTTTACAATATCCATGAACATCCATTTCCATCTTAAGATGAGCACTCGTATGAATTCCCTCAATTAAAATAAGAATCCCAAGCAGAGCAGCAGGAAGTAACCATAATTGTGAAGAGCAACAGGCAATGCACCATCGTTTCCACTTGGGATCGCAGATATTATTTTTGGACACAGTGTATTACTCCAGACATCGGATTCATCATGCAAGTAAATTTCGTCTTTTGAGTCAACATGCTCATTATAACAAATAACTGGGCAATAAGCAATATCAAAAAAATATTGCCCTTACCCAGAGTTTTTAGTAATTTCATCAGAACTTAAAGATACTGATACTATTTACCGCATCTTTTTCATTAGAAGTAATGAAGAGTCCTTCATTTTCTAAAGCAAGAAGTCCTTCAGGTGCTTTACCTGTAGGAAGAATTTGAGTCATGACTGGGGAAGACAAATCAGAGATATTATAAACACCAACTGCATTTGCTCTCTCGGCACCCACAAACAGCATAGGAACGCCATTATAAGTTCCGACCGCAACAGACTCAGGTTCAACACCCTTCTTCTCGGCACGTTTATCATTCCAATAACCTGCTCTGGCAAGAGTATTCTCAAAAGTGTTACCGGAATCATACACTATCGTACCATTCTTGTTCCAAATTGTAAATCCTCTGGAACCACCACGCTTGTGCTCACCACGACGCTTCAGTTTATAATCACCCTCATTGGCAGTTGCGAAGTGATCATTATCAATCCAAGCAACAGCATCGGGCTCACGACGTACACCCTGACGAGAACCGACAGGCATATAGTAACCATCTTTTGTGTCGTCGATGTCATAAAGGTCTACCTTGCCAGCAGAGAAATGGGAGATGACATTACCACTGGAATCAAGAACAACCAAATGATTATTCTCTTGAAGAGTAACAACAATTTCACCTTTGTCATTGATATCAACAAACTCAGGTTCAGGATCACTAGGAGCAATGCCAGCAAGACCACGAACATCTGCATAAGTTACCTCACCTTCCAAATTAATAATAGCAACATTACCGGCAGGATACTGAGGAATCAGTCCATCATTAAGATCTTCATCTCTCTCATTTTCAATGGCAACGGCAGCAAACTTACCATTAGGACTAATAGCAACAGCATCTGGTTGACCGGCAAGAACAATCTCTTTTACTACTTGATAGTCCCACAAATCAATCACCGCAACATAACCCGATGGATTTGTAAAGGATTCAGAGGTGTTAATAGCCGCAATCGCATATCCATTGTGGATTGCAACACTGGTTGGTTCACCACCAACATCCACAGAAGTGATAGAGGTAGGGTTGGAAGGATCAATAATAGACACAAAGTCGATAGATCCTTTATCGGAGTTGGAGTATGCAAGAATTTGTCCATCGGAAGCAATAATCTCGGCAGCAGAATCTTCACCAACACCATACTGACCAACCTGCTCAAAGGTAGGAGCTGCGAATGCACCGGAAAGGGCAGAAACATCTGCCCCAACGATAGCACCCAGAGCAATTACTGGTAAACTTACCAGTTTAATAAGTTCTAGATACATTTATTTTTACCTTAGAATTTGAAGTTGAATTGGAAGATTTGTCCACCGGCATCAGCACCTTGTTCGGCAACTGCACCACCAGACTCACCTCTTGCTTGGACAACACCAATGAAGAGTTGATCCTTAGTATCGATACCCTGAATGATTTTCTGTTCACCAGTTCCAGCAATTTCATCTGCTGAATAGAATCCAAACATACCGAATGGACCCTTCTTAGCAGTCAGAGCAGTTACGTTCCAAGAACCGGAGAACTCAGAAGTTGTTGCTTTGGAGAATGCACCACCAAGAGCAGATGCACCTGCTTGATAACGGGAAGAGTGCTTACCACCAGCAAGACCTAACAGGTAACCAGTGTTTGCTTCACTCAGAGTCATATCAGACTCATTGATTGGGAGCACATACTTACGCTCACCAAAATCATTACCTGAATCTTCATCAACAATCAGGAAAGAACCATCCTTGTGCTTAGTCCAGTACAGTCCATCAGGAGCAACCATTGCTGCCTTGTTCTTCTCGACATGAATTGCGGCAGAACCACCCTTCACGGCACCTTCACCACCAGTCTTCAGAGTAAGAGCACCATCAACGGCAGCAACAACACGAATACCAGAAGCAGGCAGGAACTCAGGAAGATCACCATTAGCAGCATCCAGAGCAGCACCAATGTTACCAAAATCAAAACCAAGAATACCACCCTTGTTGGTCATGTTCTGAACATAACGGGTGCGGGTGATATCAGGATCAACTGCAGGGTGCTCAGCTTTAGAGTCACCATTGAAGAAAGTATATCCTTCTGGTTGCTCACCTGCCTGTTCCCACAACATCATCTCAGTATCTTTGACTGCGACTGGATTGTCCCAACCACTCCACTGATAGGAGGTAGGATAGAAACGACCTTCAAATGTATTAGGTGCATCGGCATTCTGCAGATATTCATCCATCATCTTAGCAGCAGGGTTTGCTTCCAGACCCAGTGCAGCATAAGATTCGGTAGGCATCGCAAATCCATAAATGCGACCATAAAGCATACCATTGCGAGCAAGGAATGCATCACGATCATTAGCAGTAGAGTAGTCAATCTCAGAACCATCAGCAAGACGATCCTTCATACCAACATAAACCTTCAGAGGAGAAGGTTCCTGATTGTGGTTATATCCAGCACCAACAATAACAACATAATCTTCATGTTGTGGGTTGATTGGCATCAGTTTCTCATAACCAGTCTGACCCAGAGCAGGTGCAGTATATGCAACTTGGTTCTTGACATCAACAACTACGGATGCAAGACCCATAGTCTTAGCAGATTCCTTACCACCAGTCTTCTTAGAACCAGTGAACATACGTCCGATTTCCCACTCTTCAGCAGTCAACCATACATCATCGGCAAGTCCAATACCATCACCATACTTGTTTGCTTGCTCATACCATGCACCACAGAAGGATTGCAGGAAGAAGTCAGCTTCAGACAGTTGGTACTTGGGAAGGAAAGGTACAATTGTTTGATCGGGAAGTGCTTGGTTACCCCAGACTCCACCCTTTACAACTTCATCTCCAAATACATTGTAAATACGGTTGAAGAGTTTACCAGAACCCTTGACCATTCCTTCTGCAGACTCACCAGTATTCAGGAAATTAGCAAACTTGGCACGATCATAATCAATCGTGTGAACGTGAGAACCAGAGAAGGTTACACCATTTTCCATAACCCAATTGTAGGTCTCAGGAACAGGTGCCTTACCCATAGTGGCATAAGATTCGGACTGATAGATAACACGAATGGTATCGTTATCAAGCAAATATGCTGCCTGACCATCAGGATATCCAGTCAGTGCAAGTCCATTATCACCAACTTCACCAACAGTAGCAATTGCTTTAAAATTTGCGTATGGGAAGTTAACGTTTCCGTTACCACCATCTACGACTTTTTCTGTAGCAAGACCTGCTTCAGGAATCAAAGCAGTAGTCTCACCAATACGAATTGTTTCTGCGATAGATGCTGCAGGTGCTACAAATAAAGTGCCCGCAATCATAGCAGAGAAAAGTTTTCTATTCATTTCTTTATACGGAGTAGAGGAACAAAAAAAATCCCTCCCCGAAGGGAGGGAGAATAATAATCAAATATCAAAGAGAGTCAACAGCAGAAAGAGACTTCTGTCGAAGAGACTCGGGGAGAGGTACATATCCCAGAGAATCTGAAGCTCCTTGTGCTTCTTCACTCAGCATGTAACGAAGAGCAGACTTAACCGCATCAGTTTTATGACCAGGTTCGGCAAGGATCCAAGTCAAAGAAACGATGGGGAATGCATTAGCACCAGCAGGGTTAGCATCAGTTCCACGCAGTTTGCTATCCAGTTGAATCTGTGCCAGACCAGCAGCAGAGGTCTCACCATTTGCCTTCACATAGTTACCGGCACGATTTTGAATGGCAGCCTGTTGAAACTTATCACCAACAACATAACCATAGTTCAGGTATCCAATAGCACCTTCGGTGTTCTTGATGATACCGGCAACACCAGAGTTGCCTTTACCGGCAACTGTTCCAGCAGCAGGCCACTGAACTGCCTTACCACGTCCTACTTTGTATGCCCAGTAAGGGGAGAAAGCAGAGAGTGAATTAGTAAAACCAGCTGTCGTGCCCGAACCATCAGAGCGAACAGCAACAGTGATAGGACCTGCAGCACAACCGAGCTGCGACCAGTTATCAATACGTCCATAGAAGACCTTTGTAAGTTCAATCTGGGACAGTTTGAGATCGCAACCAGGCTTGTTATATGCAACTGCAATTGCACCACCAGTCATAGGGATTTGTACCATAGAACGGGAGATACCAGCAAGTTTGCTATCAGAAACTGCTTTATCGGATGCACCAAAGTCAGTAGTACCTGCCTTGTACTGACGAACACCGGCACCAGATCCTACTGCTTGGTAGTTTACTTGATTGCCAGTTTTGGTTGCGTAGTCTTGAAACCACTTTTGATAGATTGGAGCAGGAAATGATGCACCGGCACCATTCAGTCTTTCACCTGCTTCAACAGCAGGAGCAGCAATGGCAAGAATGCCAAGAGTAAGAGCAGCAATTTTCATTTGTATTTTTTAGTATATTGTTTACTTTTTCCTAGATCAGAATTCGTAAGAGACGGATGCCTCATACTTCCAATCCATTTCATCATCGACGAAGACGTATTCTGCCTTAACTTTTGCACCGAGGGCATCAGTCATTTTGATCTTGGTTCCAATTTCCAGAGCAGTGGAAGTTTCGGTGTCCTCACCATCAGGAGTTTCCCAGTTAGGACCAACTTCGATGTAAGGCTTCAGGTTACCAACCTTAGTCTCATATCCTACACGCATTTCGAGAGCAGACTTATCGAGATCTTCATCAGTTCCTTTGATGACAGCCTTGCCGCCGACATAAGGACCAGCAAAAGCAGGTGCTGCGGTAGCAAATCCCAGGAGTGCTAATGCGGAGAGAGCGAATGCTTGTTTCATTTCTATACCTCTAGTAATTTTTATTTTGAGTGTCCTCTAAAGACTTTTACATTATACGACAAGTGTAAATTTTTGTCGTTAAAACAAAGTTAAAGAACAAACCTCAATATTTAATAGAGGTTAATCTTAATTTAACCATAAAAAAAGGACTCTCGTTAGAGAGTCCTAAAAAATCTAAAAATAAAGGTATCAGAAGTTATACTTCATACCCAGTTTACCACCAACACCAAAGTCATCATCATCTTCGGCAGTCAGGAAGGAAACCTCTCCATAGACTCCAAGAGCATCGGTCACAGGAAGACCGATTCCTGCTTTACCAGAGAATTCAGTTTCAGTGTCAGCACCGTCCACAGCGATGATCGCTGGACCAGCCTGGACATAATACCCAGCAGCACCAATACTTCCTTCATATCCTACGTGAACGTCTGTCGTTGCCCCGGTGTAATCGTTGTCTCCCGTCCATCCCGCATTTGTTTCTACATTTACGTAGGGACCTGCAAGGGCAGCACCAGCGGACATGGACAGAGCAGCAGTTGCTGCGAATACAGATTTGATCATTGTTTGTACCTCTTAATTTTTACTTGTGGAATGATTACCCACAGATGTGAGAAGACTCGACATGTCTTCGTTTGTTACCTTTTGTTACGACAAAACAAAGGTATAGTATTTATACTCATAAGAGTATCGGACATTTCGGTTATCCGAAGCGAATGACGGGGATCGAACCCGTGACAAGAGCTTGGAAGGCTCGCATGTTACCGCTACACCACATTCGCAAGAAAGGCATATGCCTATTGTACAACAGACTGCCAGTCTTTGTCAAAGATTTCCAATCCTTTATCTGTAAGAATATGATTGTGCATATCTTCAAATACTTTGGGTGGCATGGTTACCACTTGTGCTCCATTATACCATGATCTTACTGCTCTCTGAACACTTCGGATAGAAGCAGAAAGAACCTGAGTCGGACATCCATGAATACGATACAGTTCAGAAATAGAACGAACTACCTCAAGTCCTGCCACAGATTGATCATCAAGTCGTCCCACAAAAGGAGACACATAATAAGCACCGGCACGAGCAGCAAGCACTGCCTGTGCGGCAGAGAAGATAAGAGTTACATTAACTCTGATATTTTGATAAGATAGTTCTCGACAAGCAGCAAGACCATCTTTGGTCATTGGAACTTTGACAGTTGTACAGAAACCAAACTTTTCCTGAAGTCTGAGTCCTTCTTTAATCATTTCATCAGCAGTACCAACAACTTCCATACTCAGATCATTAACTCCAAGATCTTTCAGTTCTTGATATACATCATCAGGGTTTCTACCACTCTTCATAATCAGAGTAGGATTGGTGGTAATACCATCAATCAGTCCGGTATCAAAATGTTTTTTAATTATTTCAGTATCAGCAGTATCCAGAAAAATTTTCATTTTAACAAAAATAGTATGTGTGTGGGTAGGAGGATTCTACTATACCTCCACTGAGTGGGATACACTGGTAGTGTAATTAGGTCACTCAGACTTTCGGACGCCTTAGTATCAGCTTCTGTGTTTCCACAGCGGGCACCACCCCTGTCCTACTATACATTACGCCGTGCCTCCACAAGCGTTGTTCAGTCATACCCTATGGGAACCCGTCGATCCCCAACGACTCAGGTAGGATTTGAACCTACGACCGACTGCTTAGAAGGCAGTTGCTCTATCCAGCTGAGCTACTGAGTCCTGTGAGAGGCGGGAACAGTCTGTCGTTCCTCTTACCAGTGTCTGCCTCTCAACTCAGTTATTATAGGGCATCCCGGTCAGGGAGTCAAGCCTTTTTCTTGGATGTAGGCAGTTCTTCTTCGACTACTTCTGTCTCTGCTACTTCTGCTTCTTCCTGAGGTTCTGGTTCTGGAAGTGTAACACCCGTTTGTTGAAGATATTCAATAGCACCTTGAACCTTAAGGAAAAGTTCTCTTCTTCCTGCTGCAGCATTTTGAAGTTTTCCAAGTTCTTCATTCAGTGTATCTCTTTGCTCTAAAAGATTTGCAAGATGTTGTTGCTGTTCAGTCATTATCAACTCAAATTATGTGTGATTTCCTATTATATAGACATGTAAATCATATAGGACTAAATAATTTCACATCGGTTTTCCTCATATACCAATGAAAAAAGTATTATTTGCTTTAGGTATGATTTTGATGACATCACCCGTTTATGCAGGTGGACTTGTTAGTAAGCACGCTACTAGTGTTCAATTGACAGTAGATGCTGCCAGAACAACTGCTTCAAGAATTGGTTCTTCGTTCACCATTTCTGGTTCAAATATTGATACTACAGATGGAACAACTGCAGGAACAGTTTCTGCCGGTACTATTTCAAGTGGAATTTATAATCCCGGTACAATTGCTGCAACTCAAGATACTGCAGGTGCAGCATTTTCCTTCTCTCAATCATATACTGAAGGTGATGCAGTTCCAACCTCAGCACCAACCGTAGGAACTGTAGGAAATCTTTCTACTCAAACTTCTTATGCTGCCGGAGACAATACTAATCTGGCAGGTACTGTAACTTCGGCAGGTGTCCTTACGGTGACTGCCGGTGGAGCAGGATCTAGTGCCATAGGACAATTTGTAAGTGAAATCACTGTAATCGACTGAGGTTAAATAAAAATGACTAAATTACAAGAGGCAATCGGTCTTGGGTTGGTTCTTGGTATAATTCATGGAATAATACAACCCGTATATAGTGTGCCAGTTGTGCCAAACTTTCAGCAAGGCTCAATGACTAGTCATACAGAAACAACAAGTAAAGTTGTTGAAACCATAAACTCTATGGATTATAATACTGGTTATCAGTATTCAGCAACTGGATCTGGCATAACAGCAAGTGGAAATTTATCCCCCGAAACTGGAGAACAAAATATAACTATTGATGGAGTGACATCGACATGGACAGGAATAACGAACAAACCACAATTCACACAAACAAATCCAGGACAAGCATTTCAATTCACAGAAACTTATTCTGGTCCTGGTTTACAAAATCACACGATTATTCAAAGGGTGACGGAAGTTACAAGTATCACTGACACGACCTCAATTTTTAGTCAGTGATTTCAGTGCCTCATAGAGCATTCCAATTTCCTCCATGGTGGCATTATTTTTTATACGATTAGCACGGGCAGATATAATCCAAACATTATCTTTGGTATATCCTTTGGTGCTATCAATCCTATCAACAGAGGGAGAACAATCCTGATGACTATGACTTCCTGGTTGTAATTTTATTCCAAGCACAGGGCAGTATTCTGGAATAACAATATCTTTTAGTTCCAAACTACATTCTTCACCTCTTCTTCTGGCATTACGACGAGCATAATTTAGCAGTCGTGTTTCATTCTTTTTAGTAGGATTTGCTCTGGGATGTGTGTAACCTGATGCCTTCCTACACCCACAACTTACTACTGGTTTCCTACCTCTAAATATATTAGAACTAATAAGTTTTTCGTTATTACACTCGGAACACTTACACCAGTAAGTTCCTCTCTTATTTTTCTTGGTTGCCTCTTCATCCTTACGAAGAACAAGAAGAGCACCAAATGTTTGTCCCGACAAATCTACTACTTTCATTATTGTGATAACATCATGTCTTTACTAAAACTATTTATACACAATAGATATTCTAAATCACTTCTCGCAGTAACAATATTATTCGCTAATCCTTCTTATGCTGAAACTGTAGGGGGTGTAAGTGCAACCGCAGCACCCGTAGCTAATAGTTCAGGCTCAGTCACAAACCAAGCTATTCAGGTATTACAAGGTCCTTACATAACGAATACTTATGGAAATGGTATTCAATGTCAAGGAGAAACTGTTAATTTCACACCATACCTAACAGGAACAGCATCCGCACAAAAACCATTTGAAGGAAGATACTGGGATAATGTTTATGATATGAGAGATTTAGATGAAGATGGAGCACCAGATAATCCTGGCAGTGTATTATATCAAGTTCCTATTAGAACCGGACAAAAAGATAGTTATAACTTATCATTAGGTTTCTCTGCTACATGGAGTATTCCTCAGGATAAAAAATTACAACAACAATGTAAAGAGGCAGCAGCCGCTAGTATTGCATTAATGCAGCAACAATCTGCCAATAAAAGATTAGACTTTGAGATCGCCAGACTTAAGAACTGTGGTCAGTTAATAAAGGACGGAATAAATTTTCATCCCAAAAGTCCTTACTATAAAATTTGTGCGGATGTTGTCGTAAAAGATAAAACTTATATCACTCCACATTATCATACTATCCCTTCGGTTTCAAAGCAGAACGAAGTTGACGTATCGCACGATTCCGATCACGCTGCTCTACTCGGCGGTCCGATAAACTCAAAACCGGCAATTTCTTCCCCCTAATACTAGCAATCTTCTTAACAACTTTCTTTATAGTTGGTTTAATCACACGAAGTAAAATATCGGCAACTGGTTTAGCAAGAAGAGCAGAAGTTGTGGCAACTAAAGCAATTGCGGCTGTTGTAGTTGCTGCTTCTGGTGCTGGCAAATACTTTTCTTGCCAGGGTATTTCTGGTTCCGGTGGAGGAATTTCCTCAACAATTTCTACAGTGGCAGTCTGAGCAGGAGCAGGTTTTGGTATATCTTGTATAGGAATATCCTTTGGAGGTTCAGGTGCCTTATATGGTGGTATTGGTGCCTTTGGTGTTTGAATATGATCTTCGGCATTAAAATCTATCGGGTTATATGATGGAATACCCGCATCACAAAATGTTTTTACACCTCTTTCATCATCAGATTTAATTTGATTATTTTTTGGATTATTAGTTTCATGTGCCTCAACACATCCAGGAATATCAACAATTGGGAGACCAATCTCCAATACCACAGGTGGAGCAGAAGGTAAAGATAAAGATGCATCAGTTAACCATTTAGGAATTTCAGGTATGTCCAAAGACCTAACCCGAATTTCAGGTATATTAATATTGGGCATTAGTCATCAAACACTTTAAATACAGATGTCCAAATAGAATGAAAAAATACATAAAGGGCAAATGTACTTGCTCCTTCTCTTTTAGTATTATTTCGGTTTGTTTTTTTCTTATATTTCATAATTAAAAAGGAATTGCTCCACCAGTAATATTAGGCGCATTACCAGGAATTGCTCCACCAGTAACAGAAGGGATTTCTGGTATTTCTGGCATTAGTTTTTCAACAATACCAGGAATTGATTTTACAATTTCTTCAGTTGCTTTTTTTCTGGCATCTTCAATCATCACATCTTTATGCTTATATAACCAGAATCCTCCACCTACTGTGGCAGCACTAATAATGAAAGATGTTAGTGCCATGAAATTAAAAACTGTTTGCATTTTTTACTCCACTAAAGTTCCGTGCTGTCTACGTATTTCACGTAGTTCTTCAAAATCCTTTTTCTTTGTTCCTCCATCATATTCCCAGGCATATCCTTCAGCAATCATTTGTTCGTTGAGGGACAGCTCCGAATCCCCGATGTATAACCAGCCAAGAAGACGACCATACTTCCCGACGCCACCAACAAGTTCAGTCCTAACAGACAACTCATCATCACCAGATACAGCACCTTCCAATTTCTCTTTAAGCCAATTTGTTGCGTCATAACCAAGTGCCTTCTCCTCAAGATCTCGGGTTCTCTTCTCCGGAGTATCCACTCCTGCGACTCTGACTCTTTCTTTTTTATAAAGATCGAATCCAAGATCGATAGTAACATCAATCGTGTCTCCATCAAGAACCCGATTAATCTCTATGACTCGAAAGTTGTAACATGACTTCCGACTGGGGGGAACCATAGCGCCCATTTTTTACCTCCTTTGCATTTGCCGCAATACCCGCGATGACAATCACTGCTGCGATGACTGCTCCCGCACCCCATACCCATTTTTCAAGAAGACGAACTCTAGATTTAAGTTCATCAATACTTTTTTCAAGACGGTCATAGTCATCTTTTCGAGTCATTCTCTCTTCGAGACTCATGACTCGTTCTCTCATACTACCAAAATAATTTTCTAGGACAGCGATTTGCTTATCCTGTTCAGCATCCTTACTTGTCAGGTCGCTCATCGTTCAATTCATCGAAAGCTATACGCATTATATAGACAATATAATATGAAACTCCCACTAATAATATTAAAATAGAAATAATAACACTCCAAACAGGATCATTTACATTCTCATGTGTACGAAGAATTAAATTCATAATTATTTGTTTTTATTAAATGGTTCCCAATGCTGCCAATTATATTTGTGTATTGCCCACATTCCAATTACAGGAACAAATATTAGAAAAAAACCCATAAGACCTAATGTCCATGGCGTTTCCATTGTGTACCTTACAAATAAAATCATTCTGGATAGTCCCATTTAGTGATTTGATCTGTCTTGTGCCAAGGACCCCAAGTCCCCTCTTTGTAAATATAGGGTGCAGTTCTTATTCTACAAGAATCACCTGTACATAATAAATCATCAACAATTCTCCAAGATTCTAACACTTCTTCAGAATGAACAAAGTGTGATTGATCACCATTAATTGCATCAAAAAAAAGTTTTTCGTATCCATCCACACCCAACCAATCTGGATAACGATGAGTTAATGTAGCTGGTTCAGTATTATCATTAAGTCCTGGAGACTTCATATCAATACGAATATCAAGGTGAGCACAAGGTTGTAATCTAATTACAATACGATCACTAGTTTCTTCACCAAAATAACTAAGTGGTGGAGACTTAAGTTTAATGATAACTTCAACACACTGATAAGGCATTTTCTTGCCAGTCATAAAACGAAAAGGAACTCCTTTCCAACGCCAGTTATCGATGAAAAGAGAACCGGCACAATAGGTAGGAGTGGAACTGTTAGAATCAACACCCTCTTCACTGCGGTAACTTTCATATTGTCCACAGATTAAATCCTCCCCTAAACGAGTGGCAGAAAGTACTTTTGTTTTTTCTCTACGAATCTCAACAGCATTCATACGACAAGGTGCTTCCATTGCTATCAATGCAAGAACCTGAAGCATATGATTTTGTAACATATCTCTCACGACACCAGCAGTCTCATAATATTGAGATCGTCCCTCACAACCAATTGTTTCAGTTGCGAAAATCTGAACCTCTTCTATGTACTCCCGGTTCCAAAGTGGTTCCAATAGAATATTGCCAAAACGGGTGGTAAGGATGTTATTAACAGTATCTTTGCCGAGATAATGATCAATGCGGTATACTTGTTTTTCGCGTAAATACCTGCCCACCACTGACTGTAAATGATTAGCAGATTTATAATCGTACCCAAAGGGTTTTTCAATAACCACACGCGATGTTTCTGGGTCATCTAAAAGTCCTGCCTGTTTGAGATTAACAATGGCAGATTCATACCTTTCTGGTGGAACAGACAAAAAGTATGTTGTATCATCTGCTTCTGGTAGTTTTTCTAATGTAGATTGAGAAGTTAAATCTGTAGATACCCATTTCAATCTTTCTTTAAAATCTTTAGGGTAATCACCTAACATCCATAACCAATCGTCTCTACTCATTTCCCTACGGGAAGTTCCAACGATTTTGAGATTATTTGGTAATAACTTTTTCTCATGCAGTTTGAAAAGAGATGGAATAAGTTTTCTCTTACACAAATCTCCGGTAGCACCAAAGATTACAATTTGATTAGTGAGCGGTTCCATTTCCATTGTAGTCTTCTGAGTCGTAGTAATTATTTTCACCCTTTCGTAACCCGAAATATATTGTGGATAATACAAAGGGTATCGAGATCCATAGTAAGACATCAGCGAACATGGTGACCTCCAAACATATACCTCATACCATTCAATATTTTATTGGCAAATTCACCTAATCGTCTTGAGTTAAATCTTTCGTAAAGCGCACTGCTAATAACAGGAACGGGTACACCAAGATCCACAGCGGCGTTAACAGTCCAACGACCTTCACCACTATCGGAAACCCCCCCATCGAATTTTCCAAGCTTAGGATCACTGCGAAGTACATTCGCAGTAAGATCCAATAACCAAGACCCAACCACACTACCACGACGCCATAACTCAGCCACCTCAGCAACATCAATATCGTATTGATAATTTTCTGGGTCTGACATAGGAGCGACTTCAGCATCGCCTTCATGAATATAATTCGATCCCAAATTTGCATTTTTAAGAATATTGAATCCTTCTGCGTATGCTTGCATGATTCCATATTCAACTCCGTTATGAACCATTTTTACAAAGTGACCTGCGCCAGGTCCCCCACAGTGTAACCAACCGTACTCAGCAGATGTTGCGCGAGTGTATGGATCTGTGCGGGTTGCAGCGGTAATGCCGGGTGCAAGTGCCCTGAAAATGGGGGTGCATACAGATACTGCTGTATTTGCACCACCAACCATAAGACAGTATCCACGCTCCAGACCATAAACTCCACCACTAGTACCACAGTCAATATATTGGATGCCCAACTTTTCCAACCTTTCTGCTCTCCTGCGAGAATCCTTAAAGTTGCTATTGCCATGATCAATAACAATATCCCCGTCGCTAAGAAATGGTAATAACTCATTTAATGTTCCCTCCACATTTTCTGCTGGTACAACCATCATAAAGATTCCCGGAACATAAGTTTTCTTACCACCAGTAAGAAAAACCGAATCCCCACTCTTTACTACTTGAACAAGGCTTTCAATAGAAGTTGTAACTCCGTCCACATATCCGTTTTCATATGCTTCTTGTGCCTTTTCATAGTTTCTCCTATAACCCCATACTTCAATTTCTTCTTTCATCATGCGACGAGACATACCCTCGCCCATTCTGCCGAGTCCGATAATTCCTACTTTCATAATCTATCTACTTATTTTGAGAAGTGCAAAAAAGAACTTCATATTTGCTAATTCGACTACATTATCTAGTTATTTTTTACTAGTATCCTAATACAAAATGTTAGCATCCACTAACTTCTTTTGCTATTTCTCCGCCAATATCACCACCAACATTCTGACCCAACATCACTGCCCAACCTGCTGCTAACCAACCAACATAAGGAATAGCAGTTAGTGCAGGAGCAATACCAGCAGTCATACTAGAGCCTACCATTGCACCGGTACTTTGTCCAGAACCTTCCGCCTTGATGCACGCTAATTTTTCGGCACTTAACTTTCCCTCTTTTGATTTTTCACCCCCCTGAAGATTTTTATATCCTTCCATTGTATATTCATGTGTAGTATATTCACTACGAACTTCACTTCCTTCAGAAGTTTTACCAAACCATCCCTTTTCTTTATGATCCTTATCAAGACTTAAACTCTTAGTGGTTGTAAGAGTTTTAGGATCATTTGCATTATATCTTAACTTATATCCTTCTTTATCAACCTTTACATCATAAGATGAATATTCTCCTGTAGGAAGATTAATATTGGGGTATTGAGGTTTATCAGCATACTTTTCGGTAATCTTCATCATATGTCCAAGTATACCAATATGTGCAACTGCAACTATACCCCCAACACCAAGTAGAACCCACTTAAATGGGTTCACAGATGGTTTGGGGGTTTGTTTTTCTTGATTATCTTGCATGTGATGTGGAGTCCAAGTCATGATTCATTGACCTCATTCTACTTTTTCTTTTTTATCTTCAGATTTTTTTGATTCTTCATCTTTTTTCTTAGCGGGTTGAACCCCAAAAGTAGCTAATGTTCCGGTAAATACGCTGGCTATAAAAGTCGGATCTATGTTTTTTTGAGGAATACCAGGAACAGTTACATAATTAAGAGTCAGAATTGCTGCTGACCAACTTAATATAACAACTCTCACTAAGGTAGAAACACCCTCATCAGCCCACTCAAACTTATCCTTTTTGGTTTCCTCTTTTTTTGTAGGCAGTTTTGAATCTGTCATTTAAAAGAGGCACAAGGCTCTTTTATTTATTAATAAATCCCTTGTCAACAAGATACTTTCTAGTTAGTGGAGTTGGTTCATAAACCTCCCACATTCTACCTCTTGCACAAGCAGAAAGGGCAGCAGCAGTCATACCTTCCGTTTTACCTGCCCATGTTGCTTCTGCTTCCCATGGTACTGCTGACTTGGGATATGTGCGTTCTGCCATATTACGCCAAAACTTAGGAACCTCTTCTTCGGGTTTAATGACGGCAATAAAACTATTATTAATAGTTCCTGCCATACAATCCTGTGCAGCGTGCCATCCCTCATGACGCATCACACTCATAAGAACATGTGGACGATGCATGAATGCCTTATTAAGGAAGAAATTATTTCCTACAGTATGATAAACACCACGATGTCCAACAGGAAAATATTTTTGATCTGCTAGAAACACATTAACTCTGACTTGTTCCAAAGAAACAAGCATTCTGTGGAATTCACTAGTAATAGAATCATAACTACTATTGGGATAAGCATCAGCAATAGTAGCAATACTTTCGACTTTGTGAACATCTTTAGTGCATTCTCTAAGAAGCATACATCCCATTGAATGCATGGTATTAAAATCTTTATCTTGTAATGGATCTGAATGAGAAGGAAGAACAATTGCTACAGTAGCAATCAAAGATGCAATAATTTTTTTCATGAATAATATGCCTTGTAATAACTAATAATACCAGCAGTGCTTACATTACCTTGTGAAACCCAATCATGAGCACATTCATACATTGATTGAGTTGTATATTTTGGAATAACTCCTTCCATTTGTCCACCATATTTAGCAAGAAGAACTTTTAATGATTGTTCACGGAGAGCAAGTTTTTCTTCACTATATCGCCAATCTTCATTCATAAGAATTGCTCCCGTCCATTTCCAGAACTCCAACCACCAGGACCTTCATGAAAGTTTTCAGATCCTCCAGGAGGATTTAAATGTAGAGTAGTGTTTTGATTTTGTGTCACGATTTCATACATTTTTTGGTGAATATCATCAGGTTCAACAGAAAAATTTTCTTCTCGTTCCTGACGTTTCATTTCTATCTCTTGTTCCATATAATCAAGTTGCTTTTCTGTTTTCACAGGAGCAGGTCCAAACCATTCATCATCTTCAAGATATACAGGTGCCGGAATACCGGTATATGATCCATATCCTTGAGTAAAATGTCCTGACTCACATTCAACTAATGGTGCTTCTAATTCAATATTTTCTATTACTTCTGGCCAGTTAACACTAGTTGCCTGTTTTCTACTAAAAATACCGATTGTCTCTTTAAGTTTTTGAATAATCATTGCCAGTGATAGTGATAGAAATTTCCTTTAGAGTGACACATGGGATCTTGAGATGGTACTCTATATCCCAACATAGATTGTCCTTTGAAATCTGTTCTTCCATTTAGAATCTTTGACCAATGGGCAATACTTTTATTACCACTAGGAGAACTTAGTTTGTTAATCAATCTAGGATCTGGAACTATATAGGAATTATAATTTAATCCTTGATACTGACCTGGAGCAAATACTACTCCAGAAATCGTATTGGGAAACTTATCAGAAAGTACACGATTTAGTACAGAAGCAGCAACACAATATTCATCTGCAGAATTTGGATGTGCTTCTACCTGAACAACTGTTGCCAGGTTTTGATAATCAACAAGTGTAAGTGAGGCAAGAAGTTCTAACATAAATTAATCATCTCCAAGATATTCTAGTGAAAAAATTTCGTGATCATTAATATTTGGATTTAACCATTCGGCAAACTCACATTGAATTGCATAAGCATCTTCAATTGATTTTAGCACATCATCAGTCTCGGTTTCACAGAGAGTGTGCAGTCTATCAACTGCCCAATCATGAGTCGTTTTCAGGGTGTCTTCCAAAGTTACCATAATCTTTCCGCATGTAGCGTCCGAGAATATTGCTATTATAGTACGCCGGGACACCGTTGTCAAGGGATTCACTCAGAACATTATTTAAAAATAATTGCTTCGTTTCTTCATAATTACATGTTCCCTTTGTTTTATGAAGACTCAGTATTTCTCTACTGAAGTTCTCCTTACCATACTTTTTAACATCTTCCTTTAACTCTGGACAAGAACCATAATACTTCTTCCAATCTGATTCTATTTTTACTTTTCTTTTTTTTCCTACCGGCGTTCTAAACGCCCAAAAGTACTTTCTCCCAATGTACTGTCGTTTGTTGGACTTATTGGTAATGAGATACACAAAGCCAAAAAAGTCCCGAACATCATCCCCAGTAAAAGGTCTGTCCAAATATATCCATGGGTTTTCATATGAATCCATTCATATTGTTTAAGCTGTTATTATATATCCATCAACCCTAACAAAGGTATTCTAATAAAAAAGAGGGTTGTTGTCAACCCCCCTTGAAGAATTATGTCAGTCTTTCGGCATCTTTGCCCCAGACTTATGTCTGGTTGTGCCTGCCGAGTCAACATAAGTTTCTCTCTCCTTTCTAGGAGATACATAACCGACACCAGGAACTACACCAGTCTTACCGGCAGCTCTGGCAGCATTTCTATCTGCTGCTCTTTGTGCTGCTCTTTTACGATTGCGATCATAAGAACTCATTGCTTCATCAACCTGATTATCAGATTCCAATATAGCAGCAATTTCTTTCTCAGAGAACAATCCAGTCGCTTCTAATTCTTCTTTCTTAAGATTTGCCTTACGATACTCAAGATCGGCACGGGTGCCTTTATCCATTTTACCCTGAGACTTAGGCTTGGTCTTACCACCTACATCAGGTTGCATTCCAGGGTTTGCTGCCTTTACTCTACGTCCATGAGTGTATTCAGCACCACTCATCTTAGAGTCACCAGAGACCATCTTACCACCTTGAGAACGAGAATCAGCATACTGTTTGTCAGTCTGACCGTGCTTACCCTTGTAGAGTTCTTCTACATTCTCTTCACTCATACGCTTCACGACCTTCTCTGCCTGACGCTTAATGAATCCTTTGATGCCTTTCTTTGCCTTATCCCTTGCCTTACCAGGAGCACTCTTAACGGCATCTGCTGCCTTAGTGGCACTGTGTGCTGCCTTTCTACCTGCTCTTCCCATCTCGTCCTTGGCGATAGTACCAGCAATCTCAACACCTGCCTTGGCAGCCTTGGCAGTTCCAACTGCTCTGTCAGCAGCACCCTTGACGGCATCTCCTGCCTTCTTCATGGCGTCTCCTGCCTTCCTCATGGCAAACCTTCTTCGGGCACCCACAGGAGCACCAGACGCTCTTTTTGCTTGGGTATCATGTCCGAAAGTTACCTTTGCTTCATCAATATAATCATTAGCAGCATCCTCAATCATTAAGACTGCATCTTCCTCAGAATAACCTTCCTCAATGAGTTCATCAATTAATTCATCACAAATATCATCAAACAGTTCTTCATTGAGGTCTTCTGTTGGTTCGTAAAATTCTTCACAGACTTTTTTGAAGTCATGAAATTGTTTTTGAGACAGGGACATTGTTCTTTATATTATATCCATATACGAATATTTATAAAAAAAAGAGGGACTACTCGTCCCCCTTGTATGCTTGATATCCATCATACTCACCGAACATATAAGAATCAGACAATGCTGCCTCTCTATATGATCTCATACTATCATAGACTAAATCCCGCGAAGGTGTCTCCTTTGACATCTTGTTTGATTCCTCCAACGATGTAGGACTCGACTTCAGTTTCTTGTGGGGCAACTTGGAGTCCTTTAGAAGAAATCCAGTGCTCTGTCCAAGGAAGTGGATTGTTCTTTGCAGAAATGTCATAAACTGGTTTAATACCGATTGCTTTCATACGGCGATTGGCAATCCATTCAACATACTGCTGAAGCAGTTTATCATTTAAACCAATCATAGATCCGTCTTTGAACAAATATTCTGCCCAAAGTTTTTCCTGATTTACAGCATTTTTGAATGTATTAATCATCCAAGGTTCTTCTTCCTTGGAGATCTTCTTCATGTCTGGATCATCACCGTCTCTCCACTTATTTAGAATGTTCTGGGTAATTACCAGGTGTTGATTTTCATCTCTTGCGATCAGAGAGATGATTTTTGCACTTCCTTCCATAAGCTTGAGTTCGCCAAATGCAAAACTGCAAGCGAAACTGACATAAAAGCGAATACCTTCAAGAATATTAACGTTTGCAATTGCTCTGAAGAGTTTGCGCTTGAGTTCATACCTTGTTTCTTGTGCGGATGGGACTTCTTCTAATGCATGTTGCCAATCATTGGATGTTCCATAATGTTGAGCACTATTAATAAACTCATTATATGCTTCAGTCACACTAGTGGCACGTTCAAGAATACGATCATCAGTCAGAATGGTATCAAATACCTCTGAAGGATCTGAATAAACATTCTTAATGAGATATGTATATGAACGACTGTGGATCATTTCCATGAATCCCCAGACTTCCATACATGCTTCTAGTTCAGGTAATGAGCAGTAAGGGATAAAAGCCATCCCAGGACCGCGCCCTTGTACAGAATCCAGCATGATCTGATACTTAAGATTGCTGGTAAAAATATGCTTTTGCTCTGGGCGTAGTGTCTGATAGTCCGCACGATCTTTCTGTAGTGATACTTCTTCTGGTCTCCAGAAGTATCCAAGTTGTTGAGTCGTCAATTTATCAAAAACTGGATACTTGTACGAATCATATCTTTGAACTCCCAAAGGTTTTCCAAAAAACATGGGTTGTTTCTTTCTATCAACTTGTTCTGGATTGAAGACGGTCATTTGACTGACCGTTGTATTTTTGTTGTCCACTGAATCTTTCTTAAATTTTACAAGACTCACAGTCTTCCTCCTCGGCGGTTTCTAATTGACTAATTAAACTTTCTAATTCTGATTTTTGTTCTTCAAGTTCGTCATTCTTATTATCATATGTATTTTGATAATAAGAAGTCTTCCATCCATACTTATATGTTTTAAGTAAATCTTGTGCCATCACTGAAACAGGAACTTCATTATTATCATAATTTTGGGGATTGTAGCTCCAGTTTCCAGAAATTGCCTGATCAAAGAACTTTTGCATCACAGCAACAATATTAATATAACCATTATTGGACTCCATATCCCAAAGAAGCGTATAATTGTTTTTAAGAGTTGTGTATTGCGGAACAACCTGCTTAAGGGTTCCCTTTTTGCTCTTTTTAGTGGACAAGTACGCTCTAGGTGGTTCGATTCCATTTGTGGCATTTGACACAACGGAACTGCTCTCTGAAGGCATCTGTGCCGACAATGTTGAGTTCCGTACTCCATATCGGATGACATCGTCTCTAAGACACTCCCAATCATAGTGAAGCTCATTCGGTACGATTTCATCTACATCCTTCTTATATGTATCAATCGGAAGAACTCCCTGACCATATTTTGTTCGGCCACTATACTCACAAGCACCTTTCTCTTTAGCAAGATCTACTGTAGCACGAATCAAATAATATTGGAATGCCTCAGTAAGATCATGAACCAGTTTCCATGCCTCAGGATCCTGATAAGAGGCACCGTGCTTGGCAAGATAATGTGCCAGACCAATATAACCTATTCCAAGTGAACGACGTGCCCTGGTGGCGATTTCTGCTGCTCTGATGGGATATCCTTGAAAATCAATAAGTTCATCAAGACTCCTAACAGCAAGATCACAGAGGCTTTCAAGATCCTCAGTGCCCCTAATTTTACCAATATTAATAGCAGAAAGGATACAGAGAGCAATTTCCCCAGATTCATCGTCAATGTGGTTCAGTGGTTTGGTAGGAAGAGTGATCTCTTGACACAGGTTACTCATCTCAACCTTATCGGTAAAGGAAGAGTGGCTGTTACAGTGATCAATATTCATGATATACAGTCTACCAGTTTCTGCTCTCTCTTTCAAGATGTCCAGAAAAAGTTCTTGTGCTCCAACAGTCGTTCTTGGAACAGACTGATCCTGTTCATAACCCACATAGCGAGCATCAAATGCATCAGTACCAAAAGCATCATACAGACCTGGTACGTCATGCGGTGAGAACAAGCTAATTTCTCCATTCTGGATGAAACGCTCATAGAAAAGTTTTGAAATCTGGATGGAGTA